CTGTTTGATAAAATCTCAAATAGCCGCACACGTTTTCAGATCGTTAAGGGTGCTATCTCTGGCATCGGTCTGTTTGCTCTGCTCTACAAGTTCTCCGACAAAAAGAACGTGCTGGTGTTTGATGATTGTGATGTGTGGGAAGATCAGGATGCTCTGAACGTGCTGAAAGGTGCGTTGGATTCGGGTAAGACCCGTCGCATTAGCTGGAATAAGGATTCGCGTATCCTGCGTGAAGAAGGCATCCCGAATACGTTTAACTTCAACGGTTCGGTTATCTTTATCACTAACTTGAATTTCAGCGACCGCAGGTCCAACAAGATCAAGGCTCACTTGGAGGCTCTGCAATCGCGTTGTCACTATCTTGACCTCACTATCAATAGTGAACGTGATAAGATGCTGCGTATCAAGCAGGTTCATCGTGATGCGGATAACGGTTTGTTTGCGGATCGTAATCTTGATGTTAGCCAAAGCGATATGATTATGGATTTCATGTGGGACAATCACAATGCGTTGCGCGAAGTGTCCTTGCGTATGGCACTGAAGATTGCGGATCTGATGAAGATCAGCCCGAACAACTGGAAGGTACTGGCTCAAGCTACTTGCATGAAAGTTAGCTAACGAGGTAGGTTGTTCATCAAGGTTTCGGGGCTTCGGCCCCTTTTTTTTAACCTATACACTTGCTATCGCTACTGATACCGTGTATCATTACAAGATGGAAAAACTGAATACTGCGGAAGACCTAGTATATTTCATTAGTACCAATCATTTGGCCCTTAGTAGATATGATTCTAAATTCATTGGCAACATACAAAAATTAAACCAACTCACTTCCAATCAAGTTATACTTTTCCATAAGCTATTGTTTAAGTATAGTAGACAGTTAGCTAAGCATGAGTTATTCCCTGAGAACTTGATTGTGCTACCATGGAGAAAACCAATAGTAGAAAGTGTACCTGAATTTACTGATGCACATATCTTATTGGAGGATGGAGAGATCAGATTCAAGTGTCCTTTCAATAGGAACTTTATAGAGGAATTCAGAAAGGGTCACACTGTACATTATGTTTGGGATCGTGATAATAAAATGTATCGTACCAAATTTGGTGGGCATTCATTACGGTTGTTGATAGAAATCGCAAATAAACATTTCAAGATTATACATTATTGTCCGATAACAACTAATCTATTAGACTCAATGACATATTGTGCTAATGCAAAATATTGGACACCAACGTTAGTTAATATCGGTAACAACCTTATGATAGCGGCGTTGAATGAGGCATTGTATGAAGCTATTAAGGATATACCTCTATCTACAGATGCAAAGACCTTAGCCAAATTGGTATATTACGGAATAAAGATAGATGAATCTTTATATGATATAACTGACGAGAAACAGAGATTTATCTGTCAATCATATGTTATTCAAGAATCATCTGAGATGCTAAATACTATACCTTGGCTTAAGGAAATCGGATGTGATATGGTATATATTTTCGGTGGTACAATGATAACTACTGACAAAAAGAAAATAATGGATGGACTGACTAAAGCAGGTTTATCTCATCATATATTACATAGATGGACTGATGATCTTTTTAAAACTGTTGCTAGTAGATCAGTATTTCCAGTAATGATCAAGTTTAGAAATACAAGCTACTTATCCAATAGTTTTACTAAGATCGGTAAGACGATACAGATAGTAAACTCACAATCAATAGAGATAAAATGAAGCAAGTTACGTTAGAAATTAAAGATGAAGTTAACTGTAGGCTTATTGGGCTTGAGCTACCAGAGCGCAAAGCACTAATGAAAATGTTTGAATATGAGATACCCGGAGCCAGATATTTGCCCTCGGTCCGTCTTGGTAGATGGAATGGAAAGATAAGTTATTTTAGTCTTGCTGGTAGTACATACATTAACCTATTACCAGAAATCATCCCTGTTATTGATCGTGCTGGATATGATATTGAATTGGTAGATACCCGGGAATATCGAACTAACTTTGAATTTACAGAAGTAACGGAAAACACTTTTGGTCATTGTACTTGGCCTAAAGGACATCCACAAGCAGGTACTCCAATCAAGTTGCGTGATTATCAGGTTACTGTTATCAATAACTTTTTAGCTAATCCGCAAAGTGTGCAAGAAGTAGCGACCGGCGCAGGTAAAACTATTACTACAGCAGCATTAAGTTATAGTGTAGAGAAGTATGGTAGAAGCATAATCATTGTGCCAAACAAAAGTCTAGTTACACAAACCGAAACAGATTATATCAATGTAGGATTAGATGTTGGGGTATATTTTGGTGATCGTAAAGAGTTTGGTAAAAAGCATACTATTTGTACATGGCAAAGTCTAAACAATCTATTGAAGAATACCAAAGCAGGTGAAGCTGATATACCCATTGGTGAGTTTATTGAAGATGTGGTATGTATCATGGTTGATGAGGTGCATATGGCCAAAGCTGATGCATTAAAGACATTGTTAACTGGAGTATTTGCTCAAGTACCAATCAGATGGGGATTGACAGGAACCATACCAAAAGCTAAGTTTGAGAGTCAATCTATTTTTGTATCATTAGGACCTGTAACCAACAAGTTAAGTGCAAGTGAATTGCAAGAACGCGGTGTATTAGCACAATGTCATGTGAACATTGTGCAGTTACAAGATAAAGTAGAGTTTGGTAACTATCAAGCTGAGTTAAAATATTTATTGGAAGATGCAACTAGATTAGATTCGATAGCTGAATTAGTGTTAAAGATAAAGCAGACCGGTAATACCCTTGTATTAGTTGATAGAGTAAATGCAGGTAAAGAGATTGTGAAACGATTACCCGATAGTGTATTTGTTAGCGGGGAAACCAAATTAACGGAAAGGAAAGAAGAGTATGATGAAATCGCTACAAGTACGGGAAAGATCATTGTGGCTACATATGGTGTGGCATCGGTTGGTATCAATCTCCCTAGAATTTTCAATTTGGTTCTTATTGAACCTGGCAAGAGTTTCGTTAGGGTTATCCAATCGATTGGTAGGGGTATCCGCAAAGCGGAAGATAAGGACGAAGTAGTTATATGGGACATAACATCAAGTTGTAAATTCGCAAAAAGGCATTTAACTCAGCGTAAAAACTTTTATAAAGAAGCATCATACCCGTTTTCATTGGAGAAATTAGAGTACAGGTGATAGTAGAAGGACTCCGTGGAATAAAGGAATCACTGGTATAGTCCACTCACCTGAATCTAATAAAAGTAGAAGCATAACAATGAAAAACAAATCAGCAGTACAATGTAATCATTGTGGCAAACTTGGAAAAGGTAACGTCATGCATCGATATCATTTCACCAATTGTAAAATTAATGCTTGACATTCCAATATCAATCGTATATAATGTCATATGAAAATTACATTGGAGAACTAAAATTCGAATCCTAACATTAGAAAATAAATTTTATAATCTTGAATATCTTCCGGAAGAAGTGGATGATCTTAGATTTGCAATCCTAGACAATTCTAATCCTAGTTCGGTTGATTATCATTATATTCCGCTAATCTTTTTGGAATCGTTTAATGCACCTGCACTTGTGCTAAAGATAGGGGATTTCAAGATAAAGATGCCAGTAGATTGGCAGATACTTATCGGTGAAAAGGAACACGGTGATTTAGAAACTTTACCTCTAACCAGTATCAATGATAGAGGATTTAATGCCTTTATCTTTAATCCGCTAACTTCATTCTCTCCGACTTTTTTGCCGATTGAGATTGTTGATATTTACCATGATGTAATGTGGTATGCACCTAGATTAAAGAACGGGCAATTTCTATGTGTCCCATTAGAAGATGGACCTAAACCTAAATGTGCTTACTTCATCAAAGAAGTTAGTAGGAACTGCGAGATAGTGGATTACCGGCAAGCATTCTAATGGCTACAAAAGCAAAAGTATCAATTGATGAGAAGTTTACTAAACAAGACTTTGACTTGTTCGAAGCCTTAGCGGCAATTGATAAAAAAGATTATGCATATTATGATAGATTAAGTGAAGAACAAAAGAAGAAGTTTGTTCCTTACATGATGATAATGTGGTCAAGTGCGGTTAAAGCACCATCGGAGATACAGAACTATTATATACGTAGTATTGATTATTATGCTAATAAATATTTC